ACTGCCAGTGAGAGCAGGCGTTTACGGCATTGAAAACGATATCCTGCCTTTTTCATACCGTCCTCCTTACGGATAGAAACGGGCTACCGATTCGCATCGATTTAGCTCGGTCAGCTCCTTTCATTCCAGTAATCTTTTCCTGGCACCGCGCCTGGGGTTGTAAGTCCCGGCGAAGTTATCCAGGGTATCCTTATTAATCAGCCAGGTGTTGTGAATCTTGTTAGCCGGCAGTTCGCCCTGGCGGATGAGCCTTTTCACCGTTTCCGGATGGACTCTAAGGCGGCGGCTGGCCTCAATTACGTTGAGATAATTATCCCAGACCGGCATAGCGTTTTCCTGTTATTCCTTTGCTAATATTGCTTTGTCAAAGCAATGATAACATCCCCGAACACATTTGTCAAGTATCGGCGCGAAAAATATGACAAATTTACGTTGACGTAATAGAACGTATGTGCTATTCTAACCCTGTTTGGTTCGAGAGGTGTGCTATGGATTTGGTGACGCGTGAGACTGGCGATGCTGAAACGGACGAGAAAGAGGAACCCAGTGAGAATGCCCCGGATTTACCGCCGGAATACTGCCACTACCGTGATGAAGGATGCGAGTATGCCGATTCGTGCTTGAACTGCCCGTTCCCGAAGTGTCTTTACGATGAACCGAGGGGGAGGCAGCGATGGTTGAAAGAGATGCGCAACCGGGAGATAAACAGGTTGTTTTCCGGCGGATGGGGAGTCGGCGAGCTGGCGGTGCTGTTCGGAGTGAGCCGGAGGACGATACAGAGGGCATTAAAAAATAATGGGACCTGCTCATTATTTGAATCAAGAGAAGAAAGCGAAATACGCAGGTAAATAGAGTAAAGGAGAGCGAGGTGTCCATGAATGATACGATACCGGCGCAGTTAACACGACTCGACACGGAAAGGATGAAAGGCTATAGAGAGTCCCTTGATTTTTATAACGGCCGGCAGTGGGAAGGGAGAGAAAGAAGGGGCGAGAGGCGCCTGATTTTCAACTACGCGCGGGTCTTCGTGGAAAAGATAACCTCGTACCTTATGGCGGGTGTCAATTTTGCCGCGGACCCTTTAGAGGACTCGGACGAGGCGAGGGCCGGGGCGAGGAAAGCGGAGGCTGCCCTCTATAAGGTGTACGCGGAGAACCAGCTCGAGCAGCTAGACCTTGAGACGGAAATCGACTGCGCCGTGCTGGGGGATGCCTGCTACAAGGTTACCTGGGATAACGCGGAGAAAAGGGTCAGGGTGACGGCGCCTGATATCCAGGGCATCTACGCATGGTGCTCCGGGGACGATATGTCACGGGTGTGGCGCGTGGCTTCAAGATACCGGTTGTCCGCGGAGGAGGCGGAGCTTATCTACGGGGTGAAGACCCCGAAGAAGACGGCAACGATAATCGAGCTGTGGACGGAAAGGGACTTTGAACTGTATCTGGATAACAATCTGCTGGAGGCCAAGCCTAATCCTTACGGCTTTATACCGTTCATAGTCTTTCCCAACCTGCGGGAGCCCAAGAAGTTCTGGGGGGTCTCCGACCTGCCGCAGATAATGGAGAGCCAGCGTGAGTTGAACCGGGCGATGAGCCAGCTTTCGCGGATACTGGAGCTTTCCGGGAACCCCATCGCCGTGCTGGAGAACGTGGAGGAGTCCGAGGATATCGCCATCAGGCCGGGGGCGGTGTGGAACATCCCGGAAGACGCCAAGGCCTACCTGCTGGATTTGCTTCAGGGGGGCGGCGTTAACCTACATATTAATTATATAGACCTTATATACCGAGTCCTGCACGACTTATCGGAATCGCCGCGGTCGGCCTTCGGGGGCATAGAAAGGGATATGTCCGGCGTGGCGCTGGAGATAGAGCTGCAGCCGCTGCTCCAGAAGGTGAGGCGTAAGAGGATTATCCGGACGGCGGCGTACAACCGGCGCAACGAAATGATTCTCAAACTGCTGGAAAAGTACCGGGGCGATGACTTCGGGGAGAACCAGCTGCGGGTGGTGTGGGGGCCGGTGCTGCCCAAGGACATAGAGAGGAAGGTGGGCAGCGAGCAGGTCATGGTACAGACGGGAATACACTCCCGGCGGACGGCCATGAACGAGGTCGGCGTGCGCGACCCGGATTGTGAATTCACGCGGTGGCTGGAAGAAAGGGAGTCTATTCTCAAGATGAATAAAGAGCTTAACACCAAATCTGCCAGGGGTGGAGCGAGAGAGGGAGATGTACTGTCCCGGGCGGAAGGCGTTGAGGAGTAATCAGGAGGAATGATGGTTACGGAAAAAGAACAGGAAAACGCCCCGGAGGCGGGAGTCGACAGGAATGAGGTCGATAGTCCCGGACAGGAAGAGGAAACGCTGAAACGCGAGCTTGAGTCCCGCGAGGCCGCCATTATCAGACTGGAGCAGGCGCTGGCGGCTAAAGACAGTGAAATAGCCGACCTGAATCAATCGCTGGACGAGGCAAAAAAGGAATCGATTGAAACCGCGAAGCAGCTGGCACAGGCGGTCGCCGCTTACAAGGAACTCGTGATGGAGGCGAACCCCGGCGTCATGGATAAGCTGATAAACGGGGAGACAATCGAGGAAGTCAACGAATCGATGAAGAATGCCCGGGCACTCATAGAAAGAGTCAGGCAGGAAATGGAGGCGGAAGCGGCCAGGACAAGAGTGCCGGCCGGCGCTCCGCAGAGAATGCCCGTAGACCTGTCAACGCTCTCGGCGCGGGAGAAAATTCAGTACGCGATAGGGGGTTCTCCTTCCTGACGCGAATTAGCGGATTGCTTCGCGGAGTTTATCCTGAGCGCAGCGTGAGGGCTCGCAATGATGGATGAGCTTACCCTTCGACAGGCTCAAGGTGAGCGGAGTAAAAGAAGAAGAAATAAAAAGGAATATCAAAAGTACAGGAGGAAAATAAATAATGGCACTTACTATAGAAGAGGCAGCCAAGCTGTCCAACGATATGCTGATGCAGGGGGTGGTGGAGACAATCGTCAAAGACTCGCCGGTTCTCCAGAGACTGCCCTTTGTAGAAATCGTGGGGAACGGGCTGACCTATAACCAGGAAAAGACACTACCGAACATCGACTTTTACGATGTCGGCGATACCTGGGCGGAGTCGACGCCTACCTTCGAGCAGATAACGGCCAACCTTAAAATTATGGGCGGGGACGCCGACGTGGATAACTTCCTTAAGTCGACACGCAGCAACGTCCAGGACCTGGAGGCGGCGGTCATCGAGCTGAAGGCCAAGGCGCTGCGGGACAAGTTCGAGGAAATATTTATCTACGGGGATTCCGGCACCGACGCCAAGCAGTTCGACGGACTCCGGACACTTATCGACACCGAGAGCGCCGGCGACCAGGTAATCGCCATGAGCGCTACCGGCGCCACGCTGACGCTGAATAAGCTCGACGAGCTTATCGACACCATCAAGGGCGGCAAGCCGGACATGCTCCTGATGAGCCGGCGTTCCCGGCGCAAGATTAACGCCCTGGTCAGGGCGGCCGGCGGGGTTATGGCGGAAACAGACCGGGACAAGTGGGGCAACTTCGTGCAGCTCTGGGACGGCGTGCCCATCGGCACGAACGACTGGATTCTGGATACACATGTCGTCGTCGGCGGCGTGGAGACGGCCACCACCGGGGGCACCTGCTCCACGATATACGCCGTGCAGTTCGGGGAGGGTGCCCTCTGCGGACTGACCAGTCCGGGGCACCTGCAGGCCGAGCCGGTAGGGCCGCTGGAGAATAAGGACGCCTCGCGGACCAGGGTCAAGTGGTATGTATCGCTGGCGCTGTTCTCGTCCATCAAGGCGGCGGCATTAATCGGCGTCAAGGAATAAGAACTTTACATAAAGATAATACAGGGGGAGGGAACTCCCTCCCCCTCAAGGGAGGATAAGCTATGGTAACGGCAGTAATAGAGCATATGGAACACCCCTTTGCCAGGGGTAATCTGACCTCGGACGGAGTACAGTGGAGCGACGAGCACACAACGTCCGGCGATGACTATGAGGAAGTCGAGAGCGTGGCGATTTCGCCGCCGGCCCTGGGTGAGGTGCTGGAGTATGAGTTCGGGCTGACCTGCGCGGTCAAGTCCGGCGGCGCCAGCGAGTCCGTCCTTTTCAAGTGGCAGGCGCGCAACCAGGGCGGCACATGGGTTGACCTGCATGAAGGGGTGACTTACGCGGCTAACGCTTCTACGTACAAGGAATATACCTACAGCGGGCAATTCAGTCCGGTAGAGAACTTCGATTCGATACCTTTCGACGTGCGGCTGGTAATAAAGTCGGGGGGCGCCGGTGGTGAGAACGCCGACGGTAAGACCAAGAGCTCAAGCTATGTTAAGGTAATCTATTCTGCTTCGTGAGGTGTGCTATGAATTTTGTCTTTGACGCCAGCGTGGTGCTGTATTTGCCACTGCATGAATTGGATGGCAGTTCTTTCATGTCCGGGGATGCTTACGGGCACCTGTGCACGGCTAACGGCGCTTTGTGGAGGCCCGACGGGTATTACTTCGACGGTGTATCCGACTATATTGATTGCGGTAACCAGCCGAGCATCAGGGCAAATATTGTCAACGGTACGGTGGAGTGCTGGGCCAGGACGCCCGCTTCAGCGGTGTGGATGGGCCTGATAGGTACTGCCAGAAGTGATGGAACTCATGGCTACAGGATGGGCATATCCAACGGCGGATATCTATCCGGCCTGATAGGAGATAACACCTCTTACAATAACCTGGTATCGACGAATACCGTGCTCGATGATGACGCCTGGCGGCACCTGGCTTTTACCTTCGATGCAAATTACCTGAAGTTATTTGTCGACGGTAATGAAGATTGCGCGGCAATAGCCAGGACAAAGACTATAACCTGCGATAAAAATTTCAGGATAGGGGCCTGGGCCGACCTCGTCAGCTACTATACCGGCACTATCGGCGAGGTCAGGGTCTATAACCGCGCTTTAACCCCGCAGGAAATCCAGCACAATTACCAGGCAACTAAATGGAGGTATCAATGAATCTAACCGATATGAGAGGCATAGTTCGCCGCGACCTGCACGACGAGGACAGCAATAACTACCGCTGGACGGACGACGAGATAAACCGGCACATCGCTCACGCCGTTAAGGATTTTTCCGAATACGTGCCCTACGAGCAGAAGGCGACCAAAGCCACGACAGCGGGCTCAAGGGAGCTGGATATCGCCAGCATCACGGACAGGGTTATGGTGGAGGCCGTGGAGTACCCGGTGGACAAGTACCCCAGGAGATACCAGCCGTTTTCACTATGGGGAGACGCGCTGAC